TGGCGTCAACGTTGATGGATTGCCTTATACGGTGCGCAATGTTGAGCTGCTTGACGACGGCAAGTTTTGTGATCTGATGCTGCAACGCAGTGCGACACCTGTGCTGGCTGCGGTATTGCCTGCGGTGCTTGATGGTGATGGAGCCGATACGGACAGCGTAGTTATCCTTGATGGAGGCGGTCCTGCGACCGTTTATGTCGACGGTAATGTTCTTGACGGCGGAGTGCCATGAGCGACACAATCACCCGATTCAAGCTTCGTAACGGTACTGCTGCGGCTTGGACTGCGGCTAATCCGGTTTTGCTGGCGGGTGAGGTTGGACTTGAGAGCGATACGCGCAAACTAAAGCTCGGTGATGGCACGACCGCGTGGAATTCGCTGTTGTACGTACAGGGTTATGACAATCCAACGTTTACAACACTGGGCTGCACTGGTGTCGCAACGTTACCGCACATTCATGGCGCTCTTGCTGGACCTGTTTATATTCATTGCCGAAATGGGACTGGTAGCGCCTTAGCGAAGGGCACTCCTGTTTATATCACTGGCAATGTCGGTGACACCGCCACTGTGATCGTGGAAGCTGCTGATGCTTCAAATCTGAACAAAATGCCTGCGATTGGAATTTTAGATGCTGCATTAGCTGGAAACGCAGATGGACACGTTGTAATTGCTGGCGAGATTGCGCAAATGAATACGAATGGTTATGCGGTTAATTCTCCTCTTTACGTTGCAAATGGTGGTGGTTTTACAACAACAGCCCCAACCAATAAGCAGCCAATCGGTCGCGTAACAAGAGGTAATAGCAATACAGGGGCTTTGGTTGTGATGGGGCCAGGTGTGGTGCTGTAGCGATGAACATGGACCGCGACACCTTTAAGAACTGGGTCAAGGTCATGCAAGCGCTAGAGCAAGCTGGAAAAACAGACAGTTATATTTATTATCGAGCAAAATCAATTGTGACCAAGCAGGTCGATCCTGGCGCGTTTGGTCCGCTACCGAAGCGAGGATTCAATGACCACTAAACGCGAGCAGATTTTGACAGCGATTGCAAGTGCGCTTGCGACGACAGCGGGAGTGAGCGGTCGTGTTTATCGCAGCAGGGTGACTGCGATGCAACGAGCGGAGTCACCTGCGATTGTGATCGAGCCAATTAGTGATACGCCAACCCAGAACACGAGTTTGCCTACTTTGGATTGGCGCATGCGTGTTCGGGTGACAGTGATTGTACGGGGCGATGTACCTGATCAGCTCGCTGATCCGATTATTGAGGATATGCACGCCAAGATGGTGGCTGATCTAACGCTTGGCGGTTACGCGATTGATGTACAGCCGGACGAAGTGACGTACAACATGCTCGACGCCGATCAGCCTGCTGGTGTAATTTTCAATGATTATATCGTTCAATATCGCACAACTGTGGCAAGTTTGGCGACGTAGAGTCTGATAAGCCGCGCGATTTACAGTGATTGATGAGTTTCAAGGGCAGGGTGGCTCGTACATCCTTGACCCCGAGACAGGCATCCGCACTCTCGTTCAGCGGACGCTGCCACCTGTTCCACAAGAGGTAATTTCCAATGCCCCTTCTAACTCGGAAACGTCTGATTCTGCTCGAATCGGAGGCAACCTACGGGACGGATCCGACCCCGACCGGCGCCGACGCTATTCTGGTTCGCGATCTGAACATCACTCCTCTGCAGAGTGATGTTGTTAGCCGTGAGCTGATCCGCCCTTATTTGGGCGCGTCTCAGCAATTGCTGGCTAATACTCGCGTTGAATGCACATTCAGCGTTGAACTTGCAGGTTCTGGCACTGCGGGTACAGCTCCTCGCTACGGCAAAGCTTTGCTTGCCTGCGGCATGAGCGAAACCATTGTTGCCACTACAAGCGTCACCTATGCGCCTGTTAGCTCCAGCTTTGGCAGCTGCACCATCTATTACAACATTGATGGTCTTTTGCATAAAGTGACTGGCGCGCGTGGCACTTTTACGCTGAACCTGGCAGTTGGCGAAATCCCCACCATTGATTTCACTTTCACTGGTGTGTATAACGCTCCTACTGACACCGCTGCTCCCTCGGTCACCTATGCCGATCAAGCAAACCCGGTAATTGCCAAAAATGGCAACACGACTGACTTCCAGTTGCTGTCTTACAGCGGGTGCCTACAGTCGGTAACTTTTGATATCGGCAATACTCTGGTGTATCGCGATCTGATCAACTGCACCAAACAGGTGCTGCTGACTGATCGGGCCAGCACCGGCAGCGTCGTAATCGAAGCGCCGACCATTGCTCAGAAGGACTATTTCACCGCCGCTTTGAGTGACGGCACATTGGGGAACTTGCTGTTCCAGCATGGCCAAACCGCTGGCAACATTGTTGATTTTGTTTCCACCAAGGTCGACATCGGCGATGTGAGCTACAGCGATCAGGATGGCATTCACATGCTGACCATCCCCTACACCTGTGTGCCTAGCACTGCGGGTAACGACGAGTTCAGCCTGGTCTACACTTGATCGGTTGGACAGACGGACGAAAGGGCCGCTAATGCGGCCCTTTTTTATTGGGTGTATGCTGTTGCAGTATCGCGTTCATTACGCATGGCATTTGTCCGTAAAAAGGTAAAGGTTTTCTCTTGGCCTGTTTCCATTGAGGAGCCTACTGACGGCGGCACTTTTGACACCGCGACGTTTGACGCAAAGTTCAAGCGCGTTGGTCGCAAGGAGTTTCAAAAGCTGGGCGAGAAGGGTGAACTTGATCTATTGAAGGTCATCATGGTTGGCTGGGACGGCATTGTGGACGAGGAGGGCAAGGAAGTACCGTTTTCGCTTGAGGCAGTGCGTGAATTCAGCGATGATCCGTATTGGATTCGCGGTGTACTGAAGGCTTACACCGAGACTTTTGAGGGTGCCCGCCAGGGAAACTGAAGGATGCTGCTACCTATTGGGCGGGTGGCGGCAAGAGAGTAGAAGATAAATCGGGCGAGGACGCTGCCGCATTCGGCATCGTCCTGCCTAAGCAGCCTGCTGAGGAGTCGGCTGATTTTGAGGTATGGGACGAAAACTGGGACGTAGTCATGATGTTTCTGCGTATGCAGACGCAATGGACGACGACAATGGCGGGCTACATGGGTTTGCGATATGACGTGCTGCTTGCGGCTGGCGGAATGTTTGACCTCTACAATGTGGAGAATCGCCGCGAGATGCTCGAAGGCCTTCAGATAATGGAGGCTGCAGCGTTAAGCGAATTGGCCAAGGACAAGGATGGCTAAACAGGTCAGCGAAATTCTCGTCAAGCTTGGCATTCAAGGCTTTGAGGGCCTGGACAAGCTGAAGAGTTCGTTTCGCGAGCTTGAAAAGTCCATTGGCCCATCAAATGCAACAATCGAAAAAGCTCGTCGCAGCATTATTGAATTTGGTGACGCAGGTAGCCGGACGGAGCAAGTTATACGTGGCCAGCTTGAGGCATTCAAGGGATTACGTGGTCAGGCAGAAATTGGCTCGACAACTTACAACAAATTAACAAATAGTATTACTGCTCTTGAGATTGAGCTTCGCGGTAGCAGTGCCGCAATTGACCAACAAAGAGAATCGATAGTTCGAGCAACAAACGCATCCGAGCGCAATGCTCAAGCATTGCAGCAGCAGATTCGTGCGCTTGCCGAGCTGCAAAGACAAACTCGTCCAGGATCATCTGCCTTTGCTCAGCTCGGAAAAGATATTGACAATGCCAAAACAAAGTTAAACAATTTAAGCAATGAAGCAGCTCAATTTAACCGCACCCTAAGTGCAGGTTTTGGCGCCACGCCCGAAGTGCTTGGCGGGCAGATCGCGACGCTTCGCCGTGGCCTGTCTGGATTGCGCTTTGATTCTGAAAAATATCTTGAGACTTTAGAGCGTATCCGCCTTCTTTCTATTACTCAGGCAGGCAGAACTGGTCGGGCTGAAGTTATTGCTGGCTTTCAGGCTTTTCAAAGTCCTGTATTTCGAGGTGGATATGCGGATCCTTCTCGATTGCCAGACCTGCCAAATACAACGGCAGCGCTTGAACAGCAGCTTTCTGAACTGACTGGAGAGCTAGCAAATGTTGAACGCGGAAGCGCTCGATATGTTGAAGTTTCAAATCGAATGGCAAGTATTCAGCGTGAACTTCGCGCTGAACTTACCGGGACGACAGAAGCATTTCGCAAGCTTGATATTGCTCAGGCTGGTGTTGAGCGCAGAGAAGGCAAGCTTGCCGGAATTCAGGAGTATTACAGAACACAGGGGCCAATGGCTCCTGGTGTAGGTGGCTATCGCGATCCGGTTACCGGAGCGATGATTGCTGCAGGCGCTCGCACACCTGGCCGTATTCGGGTTGAAGAAGCCGCTTATCCCGCCCCAATCGGACCACAAGCATTTCCTGAAGCTGGTCGTCGCGCCCAGGAATCAATTCAACGATCGCTAGACGATGTTAATCGTATTTATGAAAATGCTCGTATTCAGCGAGTAGAGCTTCAATCAAAATACGATCAAATTCAAATTGACAAAATGCTTGATGGGCTTGATCTTGAAGGTCAAGTCCGAGAGAGAGGATTTAGGGATGAGCTAGCAGCATTTGATCGCCAGCTTGAAGCAAGAGATCGCAAAAGACGGGGGCGATTAACGACAGGACAGGCCGTGCAGGCCGCTGGCGCAGTAATTTCTGGTGGTATTTTTGGCGGACCAGAGGGCTTCGTTGGCGGCATTGGTGGCGCTGTTGCCGGTTCACTAATTCCTGGGCTTGGAACAGTTGGTGGTGCTTTTGCTGGCGCGGCAATTGGCGCTCAGGTTGGCGCCTTTAGACAGCAGCTTGGAATGGCGGCTGATTATGCTGCTCAACTTGAAAAGCTAAGAATTGCATTACGCAACGTAACGGACAGCAGCGCAGAATATAATCAAGCTCTTGGCATTATTCGTCAATACAGCCAAGAGCTTGCAATTCCTCAAGATGTAATTACAAAATCGTTTACCCAATTAACAGCATCTGTTCTTGGCGCCGGAGGTAGCGTTAAAGATGCGGAAGTAGCATTTCGTGGAATTGCAGCAGGCATAAGAGGCACTGGTGGATCAGTTGAAAACTTAAATGCAGCTGTTACAGCAACTGCACAGGTATTTAGCAAAGGAAAAGTTTCGGCTGAAGAGCTGCGCGGGCAAATTGGCGAAAGACTGCCTGGCGCTTTTTCTTTATTTGCTAAGTCAATCGGCAAAACACCGCAACAGCTTGACAAAGCACTTGAGCAGGGGGAAGTATCTCTACTTGATTTTCAAAAATTTGCAGAAAAGTTATTTGAAGAATATGGTGAATCGGCAAAGCAAATTGCCAGCGGGCCAGAAGCAGCAGGTGATCGACTAAAAACAGCTCTATCGAATCTCAGTGAAAGCGTAGGAACGCTTTTGCGGCCAATTGGCGCTGAATTTCAAAATGTTTTTGCACAAATTGTTGCTGCAATTGATTCCGGCATCCGAAAGCTTAATGAGTTTTTGGGTCGCGGCCGACAGGGAGAAATCAATGAAGCGCAGCGAAATTTAAATACTACAGAAAATAGAATAAAAGAGCTTCAGCAAAGAATCAGCGAAAAGCCCGGAATGGGCTTGACTGAGCAATTTACTGCACAGCTTGTACAAATGCAGGCAAGGCGCGCCCAGCAATTCTCGCGGCTTCAGGCACTGCTCGCCGCTGACACAATAGCCCGCAACGGGACGCAGGAAGCTGCGGCGAGACCTGGCCTCCCTGGTGTGACCAAAGATACCAGTAAATCCGATAAAAACGCAGCCGACAAAGCCGCTCGCGAAGCCCAACGTGCATACGAAGAGAATTTACGCAATGCAATGCGCCTGCAAGATGTCGGGCTGCGCACCTTGCAGCTTGAAGAATTAACAGGTCTTGAAAGGCAGCGCCAGGAACTTGTGCGTCGCAGTGCAGATGAAATTGAATTTACAATACTTGATTTGAAGCAAAAACAACTTGGCATCGACATCAAACAAACGCACTTGAATGAAAGCAGGGAGCGTTTGGAGGATTTGCGTGTTCGCGGCTTGCGGCAAGGTCTTGATGTTTCTAAAACAGCAGAAGAAATTTCAAGAAATCAAATTGAATACAAAGAGCTTCAACTTGAAGCCGAAAAGGCTGTTACGGATGAGTTGCGGCTTCAGCTGCAAATTCTTGAGTCAATGGGATTAACTTCGGGAATGCGCGAAGCCGGGCGTCGCGCCGGTCTCGGCGTCTTTGAATTTGGTCAGGCTGGAGAAGGAGGCTTTGGCGGTGAGCAGATATATCAACCGCAAGAATTTATGGCACCTGAGGCAAAGCGTTTCCAAGAAATGAAAAAGCAACTTGAAGAGTTAATTTCACTTGAAAATCAAGTCACTCTTGGCGCGACGGCAATAGGCGGTGCATTCTCTACGGCATTTGTAGAAACTATTAGTAGCAGCAAGTCAGCCGGCCAAGCGCTTGCTGACTTAATGGGAGCCATTGGTAAGCATTTCTTGGAAATGGCGCAACAAATTATTGCGCAACAACTTGCAATGATTATTTATGGAACAATCATGAAGGCACTTGGCATTGGCTTGAATGCAGGCGGAAACGCTCCGAATTACAGTGGCGTTTTTGGTAGCGGAAAGGCTGGATTTAATCCATCTGTATTCACGGGTCCAAGTCTGCTGCCAGCAGCAAAGGGGGCGGCTTTTGCTCAAAACGGCATTCAGCCATTTGCTATGGGTGGCATTGTCACCAAGCCAACCTTCTTTAAGTATGCAGATGGTGGCACCTTTAATAATGGCGTTATGGGCGAAGCCGGCCCCGAAGCGATCATGCCGCTCAAGCGTGGTGCTGATGGAAAGCTTGGTGTTGCAGCTCGTTTAGATGGTGCCATGACGCGCTATGGCAGAAGCACTGGCGGAAATGTCATTACCGGTGCTGGCGTCGAAACAGCAGAAGGTGCAGTTGTGGCAGCTACCGCTCCAATCGACGTGCGCTACACCGTCGAGCGCATCAACAACGTCGATTACGTCACCGCTGATCAATTCCAGCGCGGCATGGAACAAGCCGCTAAGCAAGGCGCCGCCCTTGGCAAACAGCAGGTTTACAGTGAGCTGACCAATAAGCGCAGCCTGCGCTCACGGCTGGCCGTATGACAATCCAAGCCGTCACCACATTTATCGAGCTGACCACAGCTACTGGCGCGATTGAAGGTCGCTACCAAAACAGCCAGGTTGGCTCGACAATTACCTACGACGGCAAGGTTTACAACTACCTGAGCTTTATCTACAACGGCGCCACCAAAAACCGCACTGGCGACAACATGACCAGTGATATTGGCTTGGCGGCAAACCAGATCAGCATGAACATCGCCAGCGAGGCTGTACAGAATTTCTGGTCCGTACAGGTTGACACGGTGCTGATGCACCCCGAGACCTTTGCGCCTGTTCGCCAGCTCAGCCGCGAATACTGGATCGCATCGAACTTCGGCTACGACACCCAAGCGGTCCGCATCCAGTTGAGCAGCGCAATCGACGCCGTTGGAGCCGACGCCCCTAACCGCACACTGCTGCAGCGATATGTCGGCGCACTGCCGCTCACCTCGCAGATCAGCAACCGTTGATCGCACCGCACCAGCTAATCGGGCTGCCGTATCGCCTCGGCGCTGACCCAGAACGCCACGGTGCCTCGGATTGCTTAAACCTTTGCCGCACAGTGCTTGCTTGGTACGGCATCACCACACCAACCCCCGAGCGGAACTGGTATCGCCGGCTAAGAAATGGCGACCTAACCGTGTTCCCAGAAGAACTAGAACGCTGGGGCGAAAAGGTCAGCGAAGCTAAAGTGGGGACAGTTGGACTGCTAACCGGCCCCGAGCAGTTTGGTGCGTTAACAGTTTTCTACGAGGACGGATGGCTTCAGTTCAGCGCAATCAAGACGATCATCTGGGTGCCTTTAACCGGGCTTACACCAGCCGCGCTTTACTGCCCGCAGAAGCCGATCTGTGCAACACCCTCGGTCTAACGGTTGAGGAATACTTTTATTTTTGTCAGCTAGCAGAAGCGCACGTTAAAGACCGCGCACCGGAATACGACTTGGTGCCTGATGTAAATGCCGGCCCTGACGCTGGACTGACACTTGCAATTATTAGCCTTGTTCTTGGGGTCGCATCATCAGCCGCATCCTTTTTGCTTGCGCCAAAACCCAAGGCACCACCCGCCGCAGGGCCGGAAGCTAGGCAAATCCGCACACCGGACATTACGGGGCAAAGCAAGTTTGCAGCCCTTTACGGCTTTGACTCTCTCCAGGATCTAGCCAACCTCGGCGCCATCGTGCCCTTGGTTTTTGCCCACCGGAATAACACCAAGAACATCGGTGGCATCCGCACCAAGGCATTGCTGCTGTGGTCGCAGATGCTCAGTCGCGCATCCCAGCAGGAGTTCAAAGGTCTGCTCACGCTGGGACTGGGACCGATCAGCACCATCCCGGACATTGAAGGCTTTGCGCTGGGTGATCAACTTCTCAAAAACTATTCCCGCGAAAAGTTTGCGCTCTATTACCGCTCAAACGGTGGGCGCATTAACGAACAGACAAACCGCTACGCCGCATCGCTGCTGCCATCGCAGGGTTATTCGGATGTGCTGCTAACCCGCGACGAGTTGGCACTAAACAAGTACAGCGCCATGTTCAGCGGCGCTCGCACGCCTTCGTCGCAAACAACATTTGGCTGCTACTCGCCAATCTCTAACGGCAGCCAGTTCTGGTTGAACTACGAGCTGGTTCTGGTTTACAACGCCGTCGATCGCGTCAAAGAAGAAAAGATCCTGCGCCCTTGGTGCATCCGCCAGGCAATGGAGCGCAAGAACAATGTCGTGCAGAGCGTTGGCACCCAGCAGATCAACGTAGGCGACACGATTACTTTCCAAATCTCAAGCGCCAACGAAGACGAAAATGCTTACGCACCGCATGGCTTGACAGACGTAAACAACGGCATCGCAGATCGCCATACCTTTGCTGACGACAACATCAACGTCGGGGATACTTACATTTTTGGCAGCGCAATTATTGAATGTATTGGCACATCAACTGATAAACCGTGGGAAAAAGGCGACGCTAAAAGCTACGTCTTCAAGTGCATCGAACAAGGCTTTGGCTATTTTCTACCTGCAGACAGTGATCCAGCAACCGTAGGCAATCTCCCATATGGACAACATCTGCAGCGCATTGCGATTGGCGCAGTCACCAACAACCGCAAGTGCCACCAGACTGAACTCGGCATTAAAAGCACGGTCTTCAAGCGTCTAAATGGCTTCCCCAATGTCAATAGCCAGCCTGAAAATGCAATCCTCGCGCAATACGCCAAGGACAACATTTCGTTTTCCCTTGGCACAATCAACCGCTACCTAACTCGTTACAGCTTTTTCAAAGTACAAGCGCGACCTGTTGGCAGCTCGATCACAAGCGACTGGCTCGATATTTCAAGCGATCAGGTGTTTGCAGTTAAGGGCAATTCGCCGCAGGCACAGTACAACGTACTTCGCATTGTTCACCCATACGGTCAGTACGAGTACCGCATCGTGCCTGTTCCAGGCAGCACTGTCGTCGGTCGCTACCTAAACAATCCAATCCACCTGCTCAGTGGCACTGGATTTGACATTATCTCTGCAGGGCAGTTTTATATCGCCTACTCCGGTCAGCGGGTCATCCTGACTAGCGATATGGCCAGCAACCCTGAGTTTGTGATTGGCGGTCGCAAAGCTGCTGGCGGCATTGTTGGCAAGTTGTCTCCGCTTGGTGTTGGTGAACTGCCGCTATTACCGGGTGGCACATTGGTTGCTTCCGCTGCCGACTGGGATGCCATTGCCCGCACTATCAAATATGGCGTTTGGATCAGACAAGACAACCCCGGCATCGCTCGTGCGTACTGGAACAGTGTTGACGTAACTGACAAGTTGAATCCGCAGGGTGAATATCGTCAAGGTGCTGCATACGGAATCAATATCCCACCAAAACTTGAGTGGCGTGCCAGTGGCAGCGAGCGTCTAAACCTCACAACAGGCCCTGACTACTACATCGAAGTTGATGTCAACGGCAATTTTATTGGTGCTGTTTGGAATGACGCCAACGTCAGCACACAAACTCAACAAGGCACAGAAGAAGTACCTGCCGCTATTTATCGCCGTGGCACGCAATACACCACAGCCCAAGGCAGCACCAGCAT